TTGGAGGTAAAAATATGACCGTAATAATAAACCTATACTACAGAATTAAATACAAGCTGTTCGGAGTTTTGTATTACAAGGGGAAAACAAAATGACATTTAAACTATCTAAACGAAGTCGAGACAGGCTGGAGGGAGTAGATGTCGGGCTGATCGCAGTCGTTGACTATGCTATCGCCGTCACAAAGATTGATTTTGGCGTGATCTGCGGGTTACGAACTATGGAAGAACAGCGAGAACTTGTTGCTAAAGGCGCAAGTAAAACCATGAAATCAAAACATCTTGGCGGTCACGCCGTGGACCTCATGGCCTATATTGGATCAAGAGGGTCGTGGGAATTGAATTTGTACGATGATCTTGCTGATGCTATGAAAGAAGGTGCTGAAGCTGCTGGAGTTGGTATTCGTTGGGGCGCTGCATGGCATATCCCAGATATTCGTGAGTGGAATGGTACAATGGAAGAAGCTATGAATGCGTACATAGATTTGCGTCGTAGCGAAGGCAGGCGTCCTTTTATTGATGGGCCTCATTTTGAACTAATGGTTTAAGGGTTTTAAGTTAACTCGCATATCTTTATACTTTGTCCTAGCATATCCTATATAAACTGTGCTAGGACATTATCATAAATTGTTAGATGATATGCGAGGTATGAATGGACGAAATACACACCGCCGAAGCAGTCTTTCGAATCTTGAGAGAAAGGCGTCAGGGTGTAACAGACTTAATGATCTATGGAAATGTTAAGTCAATGGAGCAATATCGTGAGCTTATGGGCAACTTAGAATGTCTAAATCACGTGGAACAGGAACTCAAGGGCCTGCTAGACAAACAGGAGCGTTCAAATGACTGAGACGCAGAAAATAAACTTATCAGCAGTAAAAGATGCTGTTGAAGACATATCACAGGCTTACAAAGAAAAGTCTGATAGAGTGTTAGACCCCGATGCAATCGGGCAATCCCTCCTAGATAGAATGCCTTCTCCCACTGGGTGGCGGCTTCTTATTTTGCCCTATCGCGGCAAAGGAAAAACGGAGAGCGGTATTTATCTTCCTGATAAAATTATCGAAGACAATGCAGTTTCAACGCAAGTTGGTTACGTTCTCAAAGTAGGAGAACTGGCTTATAAGGACACCGATAAATTTCCGGACGGTCCTTGGTGCGAAAAGGGTAGCTGGGTGATGTTTGCCCGGTATGCTGGTTCCCGTTTTAGAATTGAAGGTGGTGAAGTGAGGATTCTTAATGATGATGAAGTCCTTGCAAAAATATCATCCCCTGAAGACGTTCTTCATTTCTAGGAGGTAAAAATGGCTGAAGAAGAAAATCAAATTGAATTAGAATTAGACAGTACCGAGGAGACAGAAGTAGATGTTTCTGAAACCGAAGCACCCGAAACCGAAGCACCTGAAGAGGATCAATTTACTAAGGCGGAAACAAGTACGCAAAAAAGAATTGATCGTCTTACAAAGAAAATGCGTGAAGCGGAAAGGCGTGAACAAGAAGCTCTTAATTACGCCAAGCAGGTTCAGAATGAATCTGAAACGCTTAAAACTCGTATGCAAAGCTTGGACACTAACTATGTTAATGAGTACACCAATCGTGTTAATACGCAGGTATCTCAGGCTGAAGCTAGTTTAACTCGTGCAATTGAAATGGGGGACAGCGCGGCAACGGTTGAAGCGCAACGTAACCTTACGGCCTTGGCTATTCAACAAGATCGTGCAAACCAAGCAAAAGCGCAACAGGAGCGTTATCAGCAACAACAAGCTGCGGCTGCTCAACACCAGTCTCAACAACCAATGCCTGCTCAACAACCTCGTCGTCCTGACCCAAAGGCAGAGAACTGGGCGGCTCGAAACAGTTGGTTTGGTCAAGACGAGGCCATGACTTATGCGGCTTTTGGAATACATAAAAAGCTCGTCGAAGACGAAGGGTTTGACCCGCAGGGCGAAGACTACTATAATGAACTAGATCGTCGGATTTCTGAAAAGTTTAATATCGGCGCAAACAGTTCCAACAAAAGGCCCGCTCAGACGGTTGTTGGTGCTTCAAGAACTCCATCTGGGCGCAATAGTGGGAAAAAGGTTAGACTCACCCCTAGCCAAGTCGCAATCGCGAAGAAATTGGGTGTGCCGCTTGAAGAATATGCGAAATACGTGAAGGAGTAATAAGATGACAAAATCAAACAACCAAATTGGTAGTTCTGGAATCGACCGGACTTCTCGCGCTAATGAAACTAGGGAAAAACAAGCTTCTCGTAAGCCTTGGGCTCCCCCGTCCATGTTGGACGCACCACCTGCACCGGATGGTTTTAAGCATCGTTGGATACGCGCCGAAACGCGTGGATTTGATGATCGTAAGAACATCAGCGCAAAAATGCGCGAAGGTTGGGAACTTGTTCGTCAAGACGAATACCCTGACTTTGAGTCCCCGGTAGTTGAATCAGGTAAATATGAAGGTGTGTTTGGAGTGGGTGGATTAATGCTCGCTCGCATCCCTGTTGAAACAATTGCTGAAAGAACGGAATACTTTAATAAACGTAATACCGATCAGATGCAGGCCGTAGATCAGGATATGATGCGGGAGAACGCGCATTCAACCATGACGATCAGTAACCCTGACCGTCAATCCCGTGTAACTTTTGGTGGTCCAAAAAAATAGTTAGGACTACCTTCCCACTAAGGAGAAAGATAAATGGCTAATACAGATACATCTTATGGCCTTCGACCAATCTCCAGACAAGGCAGTAGTGTTTCGTCTGGCGGAATGACCGAGTATCGTATTGCTTCTGACAACTCAAACCCTATTTTCCACGGCATGGCGGTTATTCCGTTAGCTGCGGGCGTTATTGACGATCTACAAGCTGCGGCTGGTGGTAACGTTTCTATCTTGGGTGTATTTGGCGGATGCGAATACGTTTCATCAACAACAGGTGAGACAGTGTTTTCAAACTACTGGCCGGGCTCCGGCGCAGATAGTGATCACCCTGTTAAAGCCTTTGTGTACGACGACCCAAATCAACTATTCCAGATAGCTACTTCTAATGTAGTCGCTGCTGCGAATACTGAAGCGGAAGTTCGTGCGGCTGTGTTTGCAAACATTGCGTTTGCAACAGGCAACAGTGGTTCTACTTCCACTGGTTTATCTTCTGCAACAGCAGATTTAAACACTATCGCAACTACCAACACTTTGGCGTTAAGAATTATGGGCGTACAAGACGACCCCGCTAATTCCGACTTCACTGCCGCTGGTATCCCATTAATCGTTCGTATAAACAACCACTTCAATGCTCCTACGGGTTCTATTGCGGCTGGCACTGTTTCTACAACTGGCGTATAAGGAGCTTTAAACTATGGCTATTTCTCGCGCACAACTAGCTAAAGAGCTAGAACCGGGCCTTAACGCATTGTTTGGGCTTGAGTATGATCGTTACGAAAACGAGGATGGTGAAATCTTTGATGAAGAAAGTTCAGACAGAGCTTTTGAAGAAGAGGTTATGCTCGGAGGTTTTGCAAGCGCACCAATTAAGAGTGAAGGCGGAGCCATCACTTTTGATGATGCACAAGAAACTTACACAGCACGTTATACTCACGAAACTATCGCACTAGCGTTTTCTATCACAGAAGAAGCTATTGAAGATAATCTGTATGATCGTTTGGCGTCTCGTTACACCAAAGCCTTGGCTCGCTCTATGGCGCAAACAAAGCAGATCAAAGCAGCAGCTATCTTGAACAACGCGTTTAGCACAGGTGTTAATGCAATCGGTGACGGTGCAGCACTTTGTTCTGCCGCGCATCCAAGTTTATCTGGCAATCAAACAAATCTTCTTGCTACAGCGGCTGATCTTAATGAGACTTCGCTAGAGCAAATGTTGATTGACGTTGCTGGTCTAACTGACGAGCGTGGTCTAAAGATTGCGGTACGTGGTATGAAGTTGATAATTCCAAAAGAACTGCAATTTATTGCAGAGCGGGTTATGAACTCCAATTTGCGATCTGGAACTGCGGATAACGACAACAACGCAATGAAGAACATGGGCATGTTGCCAGACGGGGCAGTGGTAAACCACTTCTTGACTGACACAGACGCGTTCTTTGTTAAGACTGACGCCCCTAACGGCTTCAAGTTCTTTAACCGTTCACCAATCAAGACCGCTATGGAAGGCGATTTTGACACAGGTAACATGCGGTTTAAGGCACGTGAGCGTTATTCCTTTGGCGTATCAGACTGGCGTTCTGTCTTTGGAACTCCCGGCGCAGCTTAAACTGCACTTAATATTTACAGCAAGGGGCGGCTTCGGTTGCCCCTTTCTTTTTGTTCTGTATTATGTATAATACAACTATCCCTGACAGTCGCATCATGTGGCTGACATTTGCCAAGACAGGAGTATATCATGGCTAATACAACTTTTAACGGTCCCGTCCGTTCAGAAAACGGCTTCCAAGTTGTTTCTAAAAATGCAACAACTGGTGCTTTTACAACTGTAGCTAATACAGCCTCAACAGGCATTGTAACAAATAAATATGTGAAGCATGTCGGCTTTGCTACTGGCGTTACGGTAAACACAACAGCAGGCGATAGTCCTACAATTGGTGAGTTTACACAGCCAGCAAACACAATCATCACTGACATTAAAATATTTTGTGACACATCTCCTGTTATTGGAACAGGTGATATTGGTTACGAAGTTGGCACGTCTTCCTCTGGTGCGCAGATTGTTGCGGCTCAGACTGATGAGATTTTAGACGGCGGTACAACTGTTGTTGAGCATAACGTAACGGTAACTGCATTAGTTCTTCAGACACAAGACGGCACAACAGCCCCAGCCTCTGTTCAATATACAGACACCGAAAGAACTATTTACTGCAACATTACAAACACCGTTGATGCTACAACAGCAGGATCGTTTACATTCATCATTGAGTACGTTCAAATTGCGTAATTAATTGGGTGGGGTTAACGCTCCACCTTTTATTATAGGAGATTAATATGGCGGATGCTGTAACCTCACAGACGCTGATCGACGGCGGTAAACAGGTCGTTATGAAGTTCACTAACGTTTCCGACGGGACCGGAGAGTCCGCCGTTAAAAAGGTAAATGTTTCTGCCTTGGAATCCAGTGTAGACGGTGACGCTTGTACTGGTGTTGTGATTGAGCGTATCTGGTGGCAATGTATTGGCATGAAGGTTCAAATCTTGTGGGATGCAACTACAGACGCATTTTGCATTGAGCTTGGCGAAAACCAAAGTGGTTCCCATGACTACACTATTTTTGGTGGTTTAACCAACAACGCAGGAAGTGGCAAAACTGGAGATATTCAATTTACAACCGTAGGTCATACAAGCGCAGACACTTATACAATTATTTTGTATATGCGTAAAAAGTATGACTGAGTTTAAGAAAAAAGCTAGTCAATGGCCACTACGAAAGACGTAAAAAGGACGCCCTCTGGGCGGTTAGTGTACAGAGGAGAAACTTTTGGCGGATACAACAAGCCAAAAAGGACGCCCGGCAAGGCGAAAAAAAGCGCGGTCCTCGCAAAAAAAGGTAGTCAAGTTAAACTTGTCCGGTTCGGGGACTCCAAAATGTCCATCAAAAAAGACCAGCCCGCCAGACGAAAAAGTTTCCGGGCTCGTCACAACTGTGACACGGCAAAAGACAAATTTAGCGCCAGATACTGGTCCTGTAAAGCATGGTAAAGAAGAAATGAAAATACTAGAACTTCTGGCTAAATTAGAAAAACACGAGGCTGAGTGTAACTTACGTTATCAACAGATCGAAGAAAAACTTTCTGATCATAAAAACTCGTTGAAAGCTTTTGATTTAAAACTTTGGGGACTAGCTGTTTTAATTTTAATAGCACCTTTTGTTGGAAAGTTATTAGGATAGTATAATGTCTTATTCTCGCAAATCTAAAAAGGCATCTCCAAAAAGCAAAGGCAGCAAAATATGTCCTTCTGGAAAAGCTTGGGCTAAACGTACTTTTGACACATATCCTTCAGCATATGCAAACATGGCGGCTTCTAAATACTGTAAAGACCCTAATTATGCCAAGAAAAGTAAGAGGAAAAAGGGATAATGCTAAGTAAAGGTAACAAACGAAAAGTTAAAAAGGTTGCAAGGGGCTTAAACAAAGCTTCAAAACTTCATGCCAAGCAGGCTAAAACTTTAAAAACAATGATTCGTTCTCCTAGAAAGAAGAGCTAAATGGGTGAGCTAAAGAAATGGCGGGATCAAAACTGGGTTAGAATTGGAGCCGACGGCTCTATAAAAGGCCCTTGTGGCACGTCTAAAGACAAAAAGAACCCTGATAGATGCTTGCCAGAAAGTAAAGCTCGCTCTCTTACTAAGGCTCAACGCAAAGCTACGGCTGCAAAAAAGAAACGTGCAGGATCAAAGGGTCAACAAGTAGTAAAGAACACTAAGGCAGCAACTGTTACAAATATGGCTAGAGGCGGTGAGCCCTCTGCAACTAAAGCAAAAAGACCTTTTCGGGGTAAGACCCCACCCGGAACTGTAGTAGCTAGGGGTTGTGGTGTAGTATTAAGTAGTAAACGTAAAAAAACGAAAGGATCAGTATCGTGAAAAAGAAGATGAAAAGCAAAGGCTACCGAAGTGGTGGTAAAGTTAAGAAGATGTCTAAAGGCGGAGCCGCAGGCGGTAAAAAAGTTCGCCGTATGTCTAAAGGTGGAGCCGCTGGTGGTAAAAAAGTAATGCGTATGTCAAAAGGTGGAGCCGCTGGTGGTAAGAAATCACTTGCTTCAGCAAGAGCATCACTTCCCGCTGGTTATAAGATAGTTAAAAAATAAAATATGGCATATTTACATAGCAATATTCCTTATTTCAAGGCATGGGTTCGTCGTGAATATACTCATAACCATGAGGCGTATCACGGCGAATTTCTTCATGCTATGGTCATTGGTGTAACAACAATACCAAACCGATCTTTAAGTTTTCAAGTAATTTTTACTGGAAGTGAGGCAGAAGGAGAGAAAGAGGACACCGTACACGGTGGAGCTATGTGGGCTCGTATGCCAATAACTGCACTTGTTGCCGACATTCCTTTAGAAGAATGGCCAGAACCGATGGAAACATATGATGCACAACCTTGGGACTGTGCTTCTCATTATAACTCTGTTTATGTTATGGATAGGACCACCCCATGTCCTTGGATGGCTAAAATAGATGGTAAAATGCACCCGGCAAAGTATTTATTTACTGTAGATTACACTGAGAGTGAAATCGCTGATGATCCGGCACAACACAAACAAAATCACGTTCTTCAACTGTTAGATGCAGGAGAATGGACGGGCAATATTGTTGCGTTACCTAATAACCGTGTGCGCGTAACACACCCTGCATGGTTTCAAACAGGAGAGGGCGCTCCTGACTTCAAGCCATCTCAGCATATACATTATTCAAAATCTGAGTTAGACTACACATTAGATGTTAACAAGGTTTTTGATAACCTTTACAACGAGGAATAAAATGGCTGTTTCAAGTAGCAAAGATTTTGAACTAGATGTAGCTGAATACGTCGAAGAAGCTTTTGAACGTTGCGGCTTAGAAGTTCGCACGGGTTATGACTTAAAATCAGCAAAACGTTCTCTTAATCTTTTGTTAGCAGAGTGGGCTAATCGCGGCCTAAACCAATGGACTATAAAACAACGAACTCTTACAACGGTTCAGGCAGACGGCAACTATGACTTAGGGGCGGACGTTATAGATATTTTGTCTGTTGTTGTTCAACGGGACGGAACTGATTACTCGCTAACCCGTCTAAGTAGGGATGGTTACTTAACAATACCCAACAAGACAACTCAAGGAAGAGTTAACCAGTTTTTCTTAGACAGGCAACTTACCCCTGTTTTAAACGTTTGGCCCGTTCCAGATAATTCTACAGATGTAATATACTACAATGCTTTGACACGAATGGACGATGCTGACATATACACTAATACTATGGACCTTCCTTTTAGGTTTTATCCTTGTTTAGCTGCGGGTTTAGCTTACTATATTGCTCTAAAAAGAGCCCCAAACCGCGTTCAAATGCTTAAAGCAATGTATGAAGAAGAATTTGATCGTGCTGCTACAGAAGATCGTGATAGGTCCTCTTTCAATGTTGTTCCAAACTATCAATATTATAGGACAAACTAATGGCAAAGTTTGCATCTGGAAAAAATTCTTACGCAATCTCTGACCGATCTGGTTTTCGGTATCGGTATAAAGATATGCGGAAAGAATGGAACGGTCTTCTTGTTGGTCCAGATGAGTTTGAACCTAAACAACCACAACTAGGTCCTTTTAGAAAAGTTAATGACCCGGAATCTCTTCAAGACGCAAGACCCGACAGAGTTGAACCTTTTGACGTTTATATTGGGCTTCCTTTAGTAGAAGCTCCTAGCCTAACACCTGTTCCCAGAGGAACCACTGGTTTAGGAGAAGTGACGGTGACCATAACATGAGCTTTACATATTCAGAATTAAAACAAGCAATACAGGATTACGCGGACAATACGGAAACTTCTTTTGTAAATAACTTACCTGTATTTATAAAACAGGCGGAAGAACGCATTTTAAAAAGTGTTCAATTAAGTCTTTTTAGAAAAAATGTTTCGGGAGTAATGTCTAGTTCAAATAAGTTTTTAGCTTGTCCAACGGATTTTTTAGCACCTTTTTCTTTAGCTTTCGTAGATTCAAGCAGTAATTATGTGTTTTTAGATTTTAAAGAAAATGATTTTATTCAATCTTTTAACCCAAACCCTGCAACTACAGGAAGCCCGCGTTTCTATGGTGTTTTTGACATAGATAATTTTATTATAGGACCTACACCAAATTCAAGTTATAATGTTGAACTTCATTATTATTACAGACCAGCAAGTTTAACCAGTTTGGCAAGTAGCGGCACAACGTGGCTAAGTGAAAACGCCTCTATTGCTATGTTATATGGCAGTTTGGTCGAAGGTTATACCTATATGAAGGGTGATGCAGACATGATGGCTTTGTACGAAAAGAGGTTTATGGAGTCAATTATGGGCTTAAAAGGTCTTGGAGAATCAAAAGAGGTGACGGACGAGTACCGCACTGGAGTAGTAAGGAGACCTAAACAATGAGTCTTCCAGCCTTAGATATGAGTCTTTCAGAAAATTTTTCTGTAAAGGTACATACTTCCGAGGGGCGTGGTTTTACCCCAGAAGAAATTGCTGAACGTTGCGCGGATAAAATAATTTCTGTTTCAAACAACGCGCATCCTGCAATACAAGAGCAGGCTCGTGCTTTTAAAGCTCAAATAGTTAAGTTAATAGAGTTTTATTTGACGGAAGCTGTTAAAAATGACAGAACTACTGTATATAATGCATTAACCGACGCAGGACACCCAGAGCTTGCATCACTCATAAGGAGATTGTGACATGGCCTTTTCAGGTAACTTCATGTGTACGAGCTTTAAGAAAGAGCTTCTTGAGGCCAAGCACAATTTTTTAAACAGCGGAGGAAGCACTTTTCAGCTTGCTTTGTACACGAATAGTGCGTCTTTTACCGCAGCTACCACTGCTTACACTACAAGTAATGAGATTAGTAACACTGCTGGTAGCGCATACTCCGCCAAAGGTAATACTTTGACGCGAGTTGACCCTTCAACTTCTGGAACTACGGCCCTTACAGATTTTGCAGATTCCTCTTGGTCTTCTGCTAGTTTTACGGCTCGCGGAGCTTTGGTATTTAATGACAGTGCGTCAGGAGACCCTTCTGTAGTTGTTTTAGATTTTGGTGCAGATAAAACAGCAAGTAATGGAACATTTACCGTTGTTTTTCCTACAGCAGACGCAAGTAACGCGATTATTCGGATAGCCTAATGACGGATATTATCGTTCCTCTCTCTGGTTGGGGTCGAGGAACGTGGGGTCAACTCTCTTGGGGCCAAGACTCTATTACAAACACAGGCGCAACGGGACAAACAGGTTCTGTAACGGTTGTTGCAACAGCTAATGTCCCTGCTACTGGACTAGCGGGAACAGGTTCTGTAGGTTCTGTCACTGTAACGGCAGATGCAAATATTAACGCCACTGGAATAGCAGCAACAGGTTCTGTGGGTTCTGCCACTGTAACGGCAGACGCAAATATTAATGCCACTGGAATAGCGGGCACGGGCTCTGTAGGCTCGGTCACTGTAACAGCAGACGCAAATATTAACGCTACGGGTGTAGCGGGAACAGGTTCTGTAGGTTCTGTTGTCGTCACAGCGGACGCCAATATAACCGTTACTGGCGTAGCAGCAACGGGCTCTGTAGGTTCTGTCATTGCAACGGCAGACGCAAATATTAACGCTACGGGTGTAACGGGAACGGGCTCCGTAGGGTCAGTTACCATCTCTGTAAGTAACGATGTGTCTGTAACAGGCGTGGCAGCCACAGGTGGTGTTGGTCAGGTTCTTGTTTGGGGAAGTATTGTCCCAGATCAAAATCCGGGGTATAGTACCGTAACGCCGTCTCAAGTTCCGGGGTATAGTACCACAACGCCGTCTCAATCTCCCGGATGGACAAAAATTGCAGCGTAAGGATTTAAAACATGGCTAGTACATATGTAAATGACCTAAGACTAGAAGAAATTGCTACAGGCGAACAGTCTGGTACTTGGGGCGATACAACAAACACCAACCTCGAACTCATTGCGGAAGCGTTTTCTTTTGGCACAGAAGCCATAACAACAAATGCTGACATGCACACAACTACAATTGCGGATGGGGCAACGGACCCCGGACGCTCAATGTTCTTGAAATACACAGGAACTTTAGATTCTGCTTGTACAATTACAATAGGGCCGAACACGGTCAGCAAGCTGTGGTTTATTGAAAACGGAACTTCTGGTTCCCAGAACATTATCATATCCCAAGGGTCTGGGGCTAACATTACAATCTCGGCGGGACAAACTAAGGCTATCTATTCAGATGGCGCAGGTTCTGGCGCGGCTATGGTTGATGCGTTTGCTGATCTTTCTGTTCCAAGTTTGTCTACAAGTACAGCAGGTACATCCAACCTACGCCTTGGCGTCAACGCAGGTGATGCAATAACCTCTGGCGGTAACTACAACGTGGTCTTGGGCGATGAGGCTGGTACTGCTTTGACTACGGGTGATAACAACGTGGCTGTTGGCTTTGAGGCTTTAGTTACGGAAGATGCTCACGGTAATAATACAGCCGTTGGCTATCGTGCGTTAAAAACACTTAACGCTGGGGCAGAAGGTTATAACGTGGCTGTTGGTACTAATGCAGGACTATCAATTACCACAGGTTTGCGAAACAATCTGATTGGCGCATTTGCAGGAGACAGTCTAACTGACGCAGATGACAATGTAGCTATTGGTGACAGTGCATTAAACTCAGACACTTTAGGTTCTAAGTCCGTTGCAATAGGTAGAGCCACTTTAGCTAATCAAAACTTCACGACTGCCACAGATAGTTATAACACAGTCGTTGGTTATTTCGCAGGTACAGCAATTACCACGGGTCAAAACAATACCCTTGTCGGTGGCCTAGCAGGTGATGCACTTACTACTGGAACTGATAATGATGCCATTGGTGTTTCCGCTTTAAGTTCAGATACGGCAGGAAATAGATCGACTGCAATAGGAAGAGGAACTTTAAATGCTCAAAACTTTACAACATCTACGTCTGTTTATAATGTAGCTGTTGGTTATCTTGCAGGTTTATCAATAACCACAGGCACACAAAACACTTTAATGGGTGGCCTAGCAGGTGATGCAATTACGGATGCAGACTATAACGTAGCAATGGGATACAACGCTTTAGGGGCTAACACGCTAGGAAGCAAATCAACTGCAATAGGTACTTTTGCTTTAGAGGCTCAAAATTATACTACAGCCACAGATAGTTTTAACACAGCCGTTGGTTATTACGCAGGGGTATCAGTCACGACAGGAACCGACAACACTCTGGTTGGCTCTTTAGCAGGTGATGCTTTGACTACTGGTAGCCTTAATACAGCTTTAGGCAAAAATGCGTTAGGTTCTGATACAAAAGGTAATCGGTCTATTGCGATTGGTAGATTTGCTTTAGGAACTCAAAACTTCACAACAGCTACAGACACTTACAATGTAGCTATGGGATATAGTGCAGGAGGGGCAATTACCACAGGCGTACAGAACACTATTATAGGTGGCGTTGCAGGTGATGCACTCACGACAGGAAGTTACAACGTAGCGGTAGGTTTTGAGGCTCTTAGCACTGAAGATGGTCATGGAAATAACGTAGCAATAGGCAATAGAGCTTTAAAAACTCTTAATGCAGGAGCAACTGGTAGCAACACAGCCGTAGGTGACGATGCAGGTACTGCTATGACCACAGGCATAGATAACGTCTTGATCGGTGGTGGCACAGGTGATGCACTCACGGATGCAGACTATAACGTAGCCGTAGGAAAAAATGCACTAGGTTCTGATACTCTTGGAAGTATGTCAGTAGCTATTGGTAACGCAGCATTAGCTACACAAAATTTCACAACAGCTACAAACACCTATAATGTAGGTATTGGTATGGGCGCAGGTTCTTCAATTACCACAGGCAAAGAAAACACCCTCATCGGTGGTCTTACAGGTGACTCACTTACGACAGGTGAAGCTAATCTTGCTGTTGGTTACAAGGCATTAAGTGCATCTAATACTGCTTCGGGAAATGTTGCGCTTGGTGCTAATGCAATGCTTGTAGACACCAAAGGAGCAAGAAATGTTGCTGTAGGTTACGGCACATTAATGGCTCAAAACTTTACGACAACTACAAATAGTTATAATGTAGCGGTAGGTTTTGATGCAGGAGCAGCAGTCACCACGGGTACAGACAACGTCTTAATAGGCGGTTTAGCAGGTGATGCTTTGACTACTGGAACTCAAAATATAGCCATAGGAAGAGAAGCGTTATCTACAGAAGACGCTCACGGTCTAAATGTAGCAATAGGTTATCAAGCACTTCAAACTTTGAACGCAGGAATAGATGGTTGTACCGTAGCTATTGGTGATCGTGCAGGTAAAGCTTTGACTACTGGACTTTACAACACTCTTGTCGGAGGCGTTGCAGGGATGTCATTAACGACAGGAGGTCGCAACATAGCCCTTGGTTTGCAAGCTTTGGATAATGACACTCAAGGCAGCAGCACTATTGCAATCGGTGTTAACGCATTAACTGCTCAAAACTTTACGACAGCTACAAATGTTCACAACGTGGCTATTGGTGACAGCGCAGGTAGTCAGGTCACCACCGGAATTCTCAACACCCTCATCGGTGGGGCAGCGGGTGATGCTCTTACAGATGCAGATAAGAACACTGCTTTAGGTTATACTGCTTTGAGCAGTGATACACTTGGCTCTCAATCAACGGCTGTAGGATACCAAGCTTTACTTTCACAAAACTTTACGACTGCCACAGATAGTTTTAACGCGGCTGTTGGCTATAATGCAGGAGCAGAACTCACCACAGCCGTAGGTTGTACTTTTATAGGAAGCCAAGCTGGGCAAAATGTAACCACAGGAAACACAAATACCTTTGTAGGGTCTAGTGCAGGAGTAGGTAATTCTTCTAATAAACTTACTGGAGCAAATAACACAGCAGTAGGACAAGGCGCTCTTCAAGATGTTGAAGGTGCAGGCAATGGCAATACTTGTATAGGTAGAGATTCAGGAACTGCGATCACGACAGGTGTTTCTAATGTTTTGCTTGGATATGCAAATCAAGTTTCAAGTGCAACAGTTACAGCAGAAATAGTAATTGGTCCCGGAGTCACAGGTAGTGGAGGTAGCACTGTTACCATAGGTTCAGGTGCAGGTAAAATTTCTAATACTTTTACTTCAAATGCTACTTGGTCACATTCATCAGATGAACGGTTAAAAACAAACATTCAAGATGATACACTTGGATTGTCTTTTATAAATCGACTTAATCCTGTTACTTATAATTGGAAACCAAGTAACGATATTGATAAAAGTCTACCTTACTACAAGGAAGAAAATGAGAGAGACACTAATGTAACTATGCATGGTCTGGTTGCACAGGAAGTTAAAACAGCTTTAGATGCTGAAGGTGTAGATACTTTTGCAGGTTGGGGAGAGGGTCTAGATGGTGTCCAAACAATCAGCCGTGAAATGTTTGTTTCTCCATTAATTAAATCCATACAAGAGTTATCAACCAAACTAGATGCGGCACTTGCCCGTATAGCAACACTAGAAGGTTAAGCATGGACCTAATACAACGAAACTTTCCTAATGTAGGGGTTGT